GCAGCTGAGGGCGCAGGACTTCATGAAGTTCCCATGGGAAAGTGAAGAACAGAAGGCAACATCTTGCCGAAGTCAGCAAAATGGTCAGAGCCGTGAGGAAATCATGGAACGGTACAGGGAGGCTAAGAAAAAGGCAGGGATAAAATGAAATTATATATTATCATCCTGACAGAGCATAATCACCCACAACAAGGTGCTTATAAACATAGTGATACCACACAGAATCAATAAATCGGAAGCCCAGCCTGGTGCTTTTGCCCCCATAACCCAGTCGCAGAGAACCAGTCCTATAATGAAGCTTGCGACGGCAATCCAGCCGCAGACGGTTCTGTCTTTCATCGGTGTAACTTTATATTCTGCCATAATGATGTTTAAATATTAACACGCTGCAAATATAGTAAAAAGAATCGAATAATCAAAATTATAAAGCAAAAAGTATGGCCAACGAGGTAAGATTTAACATTCGGCTCAATATTGACGGCAAGGAAAAGGTTGTGACGGCTACTACGGCTGTCGATAATCTGCGCCGTGTTGCTGACAGCGCAAAGGGGGCTGCCGGTGCGCTGCAAGAGCAGCTCATCAATACCAATCAGATAGTGGAGAAATGGAACAATGTCTCCAATGCTATCGGACAACTCTCGTCTGTACTAAATGATATTACCGCTGAAAGCCGCAGCTTCGGTGGTGCCATGGCGGCTGCCAACACCATGGCAGGAAAGAGCGGTGAGGAATTTACCAAGTTGAAAGACCAGGTGGCTGAACTCTCTCACGAGGTTCCTGTTGCCCGAGACAAGTTGGCAAATGGTCTTTATCAGGTTATTTCCAATGGTGTGCCAGAGAATAACTGGATAACGTTCCTTAATAAGTCGGCGCGTGCCTCTGTGGCTGGTATTGCAAACCTTGAGGAAACGGTGAAGGTGACCTCCACTATCATCAAGAACTATGGATTAGACTGGGAGGCTGCAGGCTCCATTCAGGATAAGATACAGCTCACAGCCAAGAATGGTGTTACGAGCTTTGAGCAGTTGGCGCAAGCCTTGCCACGCGTCACCTCTCAGGCAGCCACCCTTGGCGTGAGTGTGGACGAGCTGATGGCGACCTTCAGCACACTGACGGGCGTGAGCGGTGATACTGCCGAGGTGAGCACTCAGTTGGCGGCTATTTTTACCGCTCTGATCAAGCCATCGAGCGAGGCTGCAGAGATGGCTCAGCAGATGGGTATTCAGTTTGACGCAGCCGCCATCAAGGCTGCAGGCGGCATGGAGCAGTTCCTTCAGCAACTCGGAAAGAGTGTGCAGGAGTACTCGAAATCGAGTGGAGTTCTGGAGCAGGAGGTGTACGGCAAACTTTTCGGAAGCGCAGAGAGTCTGCGCGCCCTCACGCCGCTGATGGGTAACCTGTCGGATAAATTCAGCGAAAACGTGAGCAGTATGAAGGACAGCGCAGGAACTATTGATAATGCATTTGATACCGTGGCACACACGGGAAGTTCAACTTTGCAGATGCTCAATAATAAGTTGGGAGAATATTCTGACACACTGCAGAAGTCTATCGGCAACGTGCTGCCTTATATCAGTATATCCGCACAGATGGCTATGTGTGCGACTTCTGTAGTGTCATTATCGAAGACGTTTAATATCTTGGCAGTGATATCCAAGCTGGCGAGAACATCGATAGCGATGTTTTCCCCTATTGTAGAAGTATGTTCTGCCACCATGCGAGGGGCAGCTGTGAGTGCTGAGACTTTAAGACTCGCAATACGTAGTTTGATGATATCTACAGGTGTAGGTATCGCTATTGTGGCTCTTACTGAAATTATCGGGCATCTCATAGATAGCAATACTCAGGCTGCGGAGAGTGCAAAAAATATGGCGAGCGAAGAAGCCAAAGCTGCCGATAATATACAGAGTGCCTACGACAGCACACTAAAGAGTACTTATGCCAATCTGATTATGAAATACGAACAGCTGAAAGATGGCTGGAAGAACCTGCGCAGTGAGCATGAAAAAACCGCATGGATAAAAAACAATCAGTCGGCCTTTGCTGAGTTGAAGATCAAGGTAAACGGAGTGGCTGATGCAGAAAACATATTTCGGAAGAATACGGGTGCCGTGGTAGAAGCCTTTACCCGAAGAGCGCAGGCTGCCGCCTATGCTGCCAAGTTGACCGAACTGTATCAGAAGCAGATTGGCCTTGTAGAGCAGAAAAACAAGGTTGTACAGAATATAGCTAATGATGCCAAAAAAGGCGGAAGACATGCTAAGGAAGGGGATGTTGTGCCTGAAAGCTGGCGAAGCGAAAGATACGGAAGAGTTGGTAATGACGGGCAGTGGCGGTTCACTAAGGTGGGTGCAGAGCGATATAATGGCACCAACGTTTCGGGCGACAAACAAGTGGCCAAGATTGATAATTCCATTAATAATCTATCTAAGCAGATAGAAGACACGAAGAAGCAAATGGCTTCAGCTGCCAATAGCAACGGGTGGATAGATGCGGGCAAAATAACTTCCGGCACAGGTGGCACAGGTGGTAGAGTCGGAAGTGGTGGAACTACCAACCATACCCCGTCCGTGACCGACAAGAAAGACGACCCACTGAAGGGTAGCATCGACTGGTATACAAAGGCCATTGACGAGAAAAAGAGACAGCTTAGCGCCACTGCCAACGAGGCAACCGCCAAGTCGCTCAACAATGAGATGGAGGCGCTACAGCGCGAACTCTACTTCCTGAAGGTACGCATAGGCGTGGAGGTTCCGCCACCCATAGAGGCGAAGAAAACCATCAAACCCATGGCAGAGCAGCTGCAGGAGTCGTTCGACGACATGCAGAAGTATCTGAAGGAGCACCCTCTGCAGGTGCAGGCCGACCCCAAGCGCCTGGAGAAGCTGACGCAGAGGATGGAAGACTTCGAAAAGATCAAGGGCTTAGGCAATGTAGACCTGGGCAACTTTGAGGGCGTAAGGAAGGCGATGACAGATATACAAGGCATAGTCGCCCCTACCGCTAAGGGCTTCGCTGCGGCCGGCACGGCCTGTCAGGCTCTGGGTGGCGCCATGCAGCAATTGGGCAGTGACTCGGCAGCAGCCAAGGCAGGACTGGTGATGGCAGCCATCGGACAATTAGCGCTGTCGTTGGCCACAGCGATGACCGATGCGGCGAAGCAGAGCTGGATAACATGGTTAGCCTTCGGAATATCGGGTACAGCGCAACTCGTGAGCATGGTGGCGACGATCAGCCAGTTTGCCACAGGTGGTATCGTGGGCGGCAACAGCAAGAGCGGCGACCGAGTACTGGCTCGTGTGAACTCGGGCGAGATGATACTGAACGCCGCCCAGCAGGCACAACTCTTCGCCATCGCCAACGGCAGGATGCAGCCCACGGTGAACACGGACGTCCTGGCAGGACTGATGGCAGGAGGCGCAGGCGGCGTGAAGGCTGGCAGTGTGGTGGGCAAGATAAGAGGTAGGGACATCGTGCTGGTGACCGCCAACGAGACCCGCCAGATGCGCCGTCGGTCGAACATCAAGATCTGATTGAAAGGTAAAAAGGTAAAAAAGTAAAAAGGTAAAAAGAGCCTTCTTGCTGATTGAAAGGTAAAAAAGTTAAAAAAGCAGATATGTATATACACGGAAGTTACTGTAACGAGAGAGACGTGGAGGTGAAGGTGGAGATACTGACCCACGGGGACCGCACGAAGGAGGTGGAGATAGGTGGCGAGGGAAGCGACATCAGCTGGAGCGAGGACCCTGTGGAGACGAGCACACAGGTGAACGACAGCTTCGACGTGCTGCTGATGAGTCAGGCGAGCGTGCGGCTGCTGTGCCGCAACTACGTGGCTGACTTCTTCTGTTCGTCGTGCCGCGACGCGGTGGTGAACATCTATGAGGGCGGTCGCTGTGTGTTTGCCGGCTACGTGGAGCCTCAGGCGTTCTCGCAGGGCTACAACGAGGTGTGGGACGAGGTGGAGCTGACGTGTGTGGACGCACTGGGTGCCCTACAATACAGCAACTATCGGAACGTGGGCACCGCAGGCTCGTCGTATGAGAGCGTGAAGCTGCAGGCCAGCCAGCGCAGCTTTCATGACATCGTGAGCGAGATACTGACGGGTGTGACGGAGAACCTGGATATATCGGGCGGCAGAAAGACGGCCGTGCTGTACGACGGGTCGAAGGCTATCGACGCTACCAACGCCCGCCACTACTCCATCCTGAACGACCTAAGCATCAGTGAGCTGCTCTTCCTCGGCGACGAGGAGGACGACGTGTGGACACAGGAGGACGTGCTGAGCGAGGTGCTGCGCTATCTGAATCTTCACATCGTGCAGGACGGCTGGAGGATGTATATCTTCAGCTGGGAGACGATAAGGGCTGGTGAGGCTACGATATGGCACAACATAGATGGTAGCCTGGAAAATATACGGACCATGCCGAAGAAGGTGACGGTGGAGACGGCCATCGTGGCAGACTGCGACACACAGATAAGCATCGGCGAGACCTACAACCAGCTGCTGCTGACGGCGAGCGTGACGAAGACAGAGGAACTGGTGGACGACCCGCTGGACAGCGACTCCCTGGAGAGTGTGTACGGCAAGCGCCAGCTGCTGCTGACGGAGTACAGTGCCGATGGTGAGGGATGGGCTGCGTATGACGGTATCGAGGAGATGGTGATGAACGAGGGTAAGACAACTTACGAAGGAGCAAAGGTGACCGACTGGTTCGCACTGGTGAAGAATCATCCCCGGTGGACCTTCTATGCGCCCGACGGCAGGAACATGCTGGAGCTGACAAGCGGAACAGACCAGACGCAGCTGATAGACATGCTGGGCAAGATGATGTGTGCGGCGCTGATAGTGAGCACAGGTAAGGTACAGAAGAGAGGCGACGGCTCGGACAACTCGCCCACGGCAAGCATCAGCATGACCGACTACATGGTGATAACGACCAACGGCAACGGCAAGGACACGGAGGGTGAGTACCGGCCATCGGCAGACGACATCAAGAACGCCATACCCTGCGCGGAATATACGGGCAACGTGGCGGGCGGTGTGCTGTCGCCTGCCGACCCGATGGTGACCAACTATATAGTGATATCGGGCAAGATGGTGCTGAACCCGCTGATGAAGATGACGGACTACTGTACGACACTCTACAACAGATTCCTGTACGAGCAGGAACATCCGCAGATGTTTCCCTATTATTGGCACAAGACGGTGCCGAGCCGCAACAACAGCGACGGCAGATACTACACCCGCAAGCACTGGCACGAGGAGGTGGCAGCGATAACGGGCAGTGCCTGGAACAAGGGACCCGACATAGAGGGAAACCCAGGCTTCATACCCTACACGGCAGAAGGTCCGCAGGAGTATGAGTATCAGTACAGTGCGTATGACGACCGCACAGACAAGCTGTCGAAGGTGCCCATCCTGGCGTGTATGCTCATCGTGGGCGACAAGTGCGTGGTGGAGAAGGCTCCTGGCGAGAAGCTCGGCACGGACACAGCTGGTACTGGCAACGGCGAGAAGCAGGACTACGTGTGGCAGAAGTACAAGACCAGGGCTGAGTGCGGCGGTGATGATGAATACTACGCACAGAGTTTCACCATCGGTGTAGACCCGAAAATAGGCGACAAGATGGTGGGTACGGTGTTCGACGTACAGAACAACGTGTGGTATTACGACGGCATAGACGCGGAAGGCACTGCCATCCCTGTGAGGTATGAGGACAAGGTGAGCGGACAGGTGAAATTCATCATCCTCGGTCCTGTGAACATTACATGGGAGGAGATCGTGAGGAGACACCCCTCGTTCTGGCGGCACACGAAATGGTCGACCCGCAGCGTGCCACTCCTGGCACACACCTCGTCGATCATGGTGGAGAAGTTTGAGGTGAAGGTGGTGAGCGACAACGGAAAGGCTGAGGTGCCAGCTGGCGACAGCGACATCGTGTATATGAGCGACACACAGGAGGCCTTCGTCAACAAGAAGGATGACCTGGAGTTCAAGATCACGACCGCGCTGACAGCCGCGGACTGCAAGAAACTGGGCGTGGGCAACAGTGTGTTCCTCTCTTCTCCGCTATGTACGGCTACTTCGACACCGCTGCTCTCGATATACAACAGGCGGACACAGGAACAGGCGAAGCCAGAACAGCACTACGTGAACGACTACTGGGAGGAATGGCACGAGCCGAAGGTGCTGATGGAACAGAACTTCATGGATGAAGGCAGCACGGTGTCGCTTTTCAACCTCTACCGGCATCCTGCCATCGGCAAGACCTTCGCCGTGCAGGGCATCAGTCGTAATCTGACAGAAGGCACCGCACAGGTGACAATGAAGGAGACCGATTGAAAGGTAAAAAGGTAAAAAAGTAAAAAGGTAAAAAGGGCCTTCTTGCTTTTTAAAGGTAAAAAAGTAAAAAGAGGCTTATTGCTTTAGAAAGAGTTTAGAACAACATTCAAATCGTGTTAGAATATGATTAAAACGAAGATATACACCAAGCCCAAGAACACGGGCACATCGGGCGGCAGTACAACCAGGGTGACCCGCCTGCAAGGTATTGCGACAGAAGCCGAATATGCCAGCAAGGCTGGGCGCGCGACTGAGGCAGACAAAGCTAAGGAGGCAGGCAGCGCACAGTATGCGGAGCAGGCTGGACATGCCGGCACTGCAGGTTATGCCACGAAGGCTGGAGAGGTGGACCTCTCGGCAGAGGCGCTCGATCACTTCGCACGCAAGGATCAGGACGAGACCTTCAAGGGGAAGGTGGGGTTTAAGAAAGATGTGAACTTCGAGGCTGCAGCTCTCTTTACCGACGTGGTGACAATGCTGAAGAAGCTGAAGGCACAGGGCGGCATCGAGACCGATTATGTGCGTTCAGCTAACTACGATGAGGATACGCAGCAGGGCTTCGGGCTGTCGCGCACGAAGAACGGCGGCTATCGCCTGTCGCTGAGCGAGCTGGAGGTGTGGTGTAAGGCTATCTTCCACGAACTCGAGATACGCAAGTTGAGTTATACTGGTGGCAACGTCTATCTTTCGGGCGCAGGCTCGAAAATTGTGCACGTGGAAGAGCAATACTCTGTATCGGGTGTCGTGACAGGCTGGAAGTGTTATCTCTTGGCAGATGATGGCAGTACGGCGACGCAAAACCTATGGCGCGTGAAGGATCAGGCACGCTGTCAAAGCTTCAATATCCTCGAAGGGAAACACGAGGGTGTGAGCAATAAGAGCTACTGGCGACTGGTGACAGAGGTGAGTACTCAGCCTGTGACCATCACGGCTGCGGATGGTACGGCGCTGTATGGTGGTAGACTGTTTGACTGGGTGACATTGTCGGCTACTGACTGCATGGCGGGCAGCGATACGCCTGCAGCTGGCGACACCATCGTGCTCGATGGTGCCAGTGAGGATGCAACACGCCAAGGAGTATTGATGCTTGAGAGTACTGGCAATGGTACACCTCGCATAGTGGGTCTGCGTGGCGTTAACTCATATACGCATGAGGGCAAGGAGGTATTCGTGTTCTCGCCTGGCGGATCAAAGATAGTAAGTTCCGCCATCGAATGGGTATCGAGTGCTGGTGACACGATACACCTTGTTAATTACAGAGGCGAGTGGCAGAAGGGCGTGAGCTACGGCCATTACGACCAGGTGAATCACAACAACGCACTGTGGACTTGCGTCAACCCCAACGGCTGCAACTCGGAGCCGAAAGACGGAACTTCGGACTGGCAGAAGGTGCTGTCGGGAGAAAAAGGAGAACAGGGGGCGCAGGGACCTAAAGGAGAAACAGGTGTCCAGGGACCTCAGGGCGA